CTATTGATGATATTGATTCATTTAGTGAATGTATGTTTTTACTTTTAGGGGGAACCGGTGTTGGTTATTCCGTACAAAAACATCATGTTGAAAAATTACCACCAGTTAATAGACCATACACTAAAAGAAAAAGAAGGTTTTTAGTTGGGGACTCAATTGAGGGTTGGTCGGACGCTATTAAGGTATTAATGAAATCATATCTTAATGGTAAAAGTTCTAGGATTGAGTTTGATTTTTCAGATATTAGGATCAAAGGGGCGAGATTGGTTACTTCAGGTGGTAAAGCGCCAGGACCACAACCACTAAAAGAATGTATTATTAAAATAACTGGAGTATTAGATAATCATGAAGATGGAGATCAATTAACTACTTTAGAGGTGCATGATATTATATGCTATATAGCAGATGCAGTATTAGCCGGCGGTATTAGACGTGCTGCACTAATATCTTTATTTAGTGCAGATGATGATTCGATGATGGGATGTAAAACTGGTAAGTGGTATGAATTAAATGCACAAAGAGGAAGAGCTAATAATTCTGTTTGCTTAATGAGACATAAAATTACTAAAGAATTTTTTATGAATATTTGGAAGAGGGTTGAATTAAGTGGATCTGGGGAACCTGGGATTTATTTAAATAATGATAAAGATTGGGGGACGAACCCATGTTGCGAAATAGCATTGAGACCATATCAATTCTGTAATTTATGTGAGGTAAATGTATCAAATATCACATCTCAAGAAGATTTAAATGAGAGAGTAAAAGCCGCATCATTTATTGGTACATTACAAGCAGGATATACTGAATTTCACTATCTTAGAGAAATATGGCAAGAAACTACAGAAAAAGAAGCATTAATAGGAATTTCAATGACAGGTATTGGAAGTGGAAGAGTATTGGGGTATGATATGACAAAAGCTGCGGATGTAGTTAAAAGAGAAAATGTTCGTGTAGCTAAATTATTAGATATTAAGAAAGCAGCCAGAACCACAACAGTTAAACCAGCGGGAACAACTTCTTTAACATTAGGAACTTCTTCTGGTATTCATGCGTGGCACAATGATTATTATATTAGAAGATTAAGAGTTGGAAAAAATGAGGCTATTTATACATATTTATATAAAAATCATCCTAAATTAGTAGAAGATGATTATTTTAGACCCCATGATACGGCGATAATATCTGTACCACAAAAATCACCAGAAGGATCTATATTAAGAACAGAATCCCCTTTTGAACTATTAGAGAGAATTAAAAAAGTTGCAAATGAATGGGTTAAACCAGGTCATCGTACCGGATCTAATGGGCATAATGTTTCTGCAACTATTTCTTTAAAAGATGGAGACTGGGAACTTACAGGAGAGTGGATGTGGAAAAATAGAGAATATTATAATGGTCTTTCTGTTTTACCATATAATGGTGGTACCTATGTACAACCACCATTTGAGGATTGTAGTGAAGAAGAATACAAAAAAATGTTTTCTTTTTTACAAGAAGTAGATTTATCTAATATTATTGAAGAAAAAGATGAAACTAATCTTTCAGGGGAACTTGCTTGTGCTAGCGGAGTATGTGAAATTAACTAAAATATATTCACATACTCTATTTAAAAGGTGTTAATTTAACACCTTTTTTTTATATTTACACTTTTCTTATAAAAAATTTATTGTAGAATATTTATATAGAAATGGCAGAAATTAATTATATAAATATTGATTTCCCTTTTAGGGATAGTGATAAAGGATTTTATTTTAAATTAAATAGTGTAGAGAAAGATGCTATACGTTCTGATTTATTACATTTATTGTTAACTAACAAAGGAGAGAGACTTTATTTACCTGATTTTGGGAGTGATTTACGGAAGTATATATTTGAACCAAATGATGATATAACCCACGGTAAAATTAAGGATAATCTTAATGAGTCCATAAAATTATATATTCCTAATTTATTAGTGAATGAAATATCTTTTAAAACTAATGATATAGAAGAATTAATAATAGTAGTACTAAAATATACTGTAATAGAGGGTACATTTAGCACTACAGATACAGTAGAAATAACATTTTAAATATGGCTAGAAAAATAGATTATAATGCTAGAAATTTTGCAGATGTAAGAGATCAGTTAGTAGGATTTATACAACAATATTATCCGGAAATATTTTCTGATTTTAATGATGCATCAGTAGGTATGATGTTATTAGAATTAAATGCTGCGGTTGGAGATATGTTATCATTTCATACTGATAGAATGTTTAATGAAACACAAATTAATTATGCTCAAGAAAGATCTTCTCTTTTAGAATTAGCTCGAACTTTTGGATTAAATATACCAGGTAAAAGACCCAGTATATCGATAGTAGATTGGTCAGTCACGGTTCCAGTAAAGGGTGATACATTTGATATATCTTATGCCCCATTATTATTAAAAGGATCGCAAGCGACTGGTGCGGGGAAAGTATTTGAATTAATGGAAGATAGTGATTTTTCTTCCCCATTTACAACTGGTGGAATACCAAATAGAATTATAGTACCAAGCATTGATGGTAGTGGTATAATTCAAAACTATGTATTAACTAAAAGAGAAATAGTTTTAAATGGATTTACTAAAATATATAAAAAAGTTATTAGTAAAGAAGATTATAAACCATTTTTAGAAATTATTTTACCAGAAGATAATGTATTATCGATAGAAAATATTATTACTAAAGAAGGAACTAATTTCAATACCAACCCAACAGAAAATGAATGGTATGATTTTGATTTAAGTTGGAATGAAGTACCTGCTTTGGCACAATCTGAAATATATATTGAAGATGAAAATGTAATAAGCGATAAAGGTGGAATAATACCAGGAAAATGGAAAAATTCACCCAAAAGATTTATTAAAGAATATACTAATAATGGATTTTGTAAAATTATTTTTGGTGGTGGAGATATGGATATTTCAGCATTAAATGATTTTGTGGGTTGTAGGGGTCAAATAGATAGAATAGGGGATATTATTAATAATACTTCACTGGGTGAAATACCGAACCCAAGTAATACAATGTATATAAGATATAGAGTAGGTGGTGGTAATAGTTCTAATCTAGGACCTAAAGTATTAATAAAATTAGGTGTAATTAATTTTATAGTAAATGGGGTAGATTCAACAGTAAATAATAATGTAAGAAATAGCTTAACTATAACCAACCCCATACCCGCATTAGGTGGTATGGACCAACCTTCTATGGAAGAAATTAGAAATATGGTTAGATATAATTTTTCTGCTCAAGAAAGATGTGTAACAATTAAAGATTATCAGAGTAGAGTTAAATTAATGCCTGGTAGATTTGGGGTACCTTTTAGAAGTGGGGTTTGGGAGGAAAGAAATAAAGTCAATGTATGTATTTTAGCTTTAGATGAAAATAGTAAATTAACAACACAATCCACATCAACTTTAAAACATAACATTGCTGAATATTTGGCGGATTTTAGAATGTTAAATGATTATATAACCATAAAAAATGGGAGAGTCATAAATTTATCTTTTAAAGTAGATTTATTTACTGATAAAGTAACCCCTAGCGGTGAAATTATAGCTGGAGTTGTTCAAACCATCAGAGAATATATGGATATTAATAAATGGGATATGGGAGATAATATCTATTTATCCCAAATGATAGAAAATATAAATAATGTGCCAGGGGTTTTAAATATCTATGATATATGGGTATATAATAAGGTTAATGAAAATGGTAAGTATTCATTAAATGAAATATCGCAACCACTTAAAGATAATGCAACAAGACAAATAGATTTATTAAATAGATTTACTTTATTTGGTGTGCCAAATTCTATGTTTGAAATAAAATATCCAAACAAGGATATTAAAGTAACTATTACGACATCATAATAATTACTTTTTAAATATTGTTATTAATTTAATAAAAAAATATAAGTTATGGGATGTAAAAATTGTAAACAAAAAAAACAAAATGAGGAGGCAAGGCCTCAATCAAATGAGGAACCTACACAGGAACCTATAATGACTAACATAATGTCAGATGCGGATATTGGCGGAGGATTTCTTATGAAAATAGTTATTTTTATGGTTTTAGTGGTTAGTCTTCCTTTTATTCTTGCAGTTTTAATTTTTCAAGTATTCTTAAATTTTTTCTTACCTAATTATGTATATAAAATAAATGGAAACATTAAAAAATTCTTTAGAGGCCTGATTGATAAGTATGTAGTTCTTATTCAAGAACAACAGCGTAAGAAAAAAGAAAAATCATTCTCTCAAAATAGAG